AGCAATGCACTTAAAGTTGAATTTTCAGATAACGGCACAACCAGAAGTTTTATCGGGGCTAGTTCATCGGATGCTTTTAGAGTTGCCAATTCTTCGGGAACTAATTTATTTAATGTCACCTCTGCAGGGCTTGTTGGTATCCCTAATTTGCCAGCTTTTACTGCACGAGGTTCAGGCACACAAAGTTTTTCAGGAACATCCTCTTTACAAGTTATTGTACTGTCAACAGCAAATGTTAATAATGGCTCTGATTTTAACACGACAACAGGTAAATTTACTTGTCCTGTAGCAGGTATCTATTGTTTTTTTGGTAGTGTGACAACAACGGCAGCAGCAACGGGTGTAGAAGCATTTATATTTAATGATAATAGTGGTGCTACTATTGCTAGGGTTATTTCATATGGAGATAGCTTTGACCAAGGTGTAATGATTGGAATTGATGATTGTTCCGCAAACGATGTCATTTCGTTCCAAGCAATAAACAACAACAACACTACTTTTGACATTGATAGAACAAGGTGTAATTTTGGCGGCGTTCTTTTAACGGCTACTTAAAAGTAATTAAAATGAGAGAGAGTAATGGAACCTATATCAACTACCTTGGCAGGTATTGCCTTGGTTCAAAAATCTGTAGAGTTTATTAAATCTAATATCAATACAGCTAATGATATTAAAGATATTGCTAATGCTATTGATGGCATGTTTGCTGGAGAAAAACAAATACAGCAAAAAAGATTTGGTAATAAATCTGTTATAGGTCAAACAAAAGATGTAGCTAATTCAGTCATTGATTCTAAATTAGCACAAGAACAAATGTACGAAATGAAAAAACTAATTAACTATAGGTTTGGTCATGGTACATGGGAACAGATAGTAGCAGAAAGAGCAAAACGACTACGAGAAGAGAAAGAAGCCATAGCCGAACAAAAACGTATAGCACGAAAAAAACAAAAAGATTTTGAGGATATGTTATTTATAGGTGGGTCAATTTTTGTTGGTGTAATTGTTTTTCTTGGTGTTCTTTTTGGAATATTTACATTAGGATAATTGTTGTTTATTTTACAGTTATAGGTTAAAATATAGATTATGACAGATGAAACAAAACAAGTAGCTGATGTAGCAGCAGGTGGTGTTACCATCAGTGCAGTCATGGCATGGATACCAGAAGCCACGGCTCTTTTATCTTTAGTCTGGGTATGCATTCGTATATATGAAACAGAAACAGTAAAAAAAGTAATAGGGAAAGAATAGTATGTCATCTTCATTTACCACAAGAATTAGATTAGAAAAACAAGGTGATGGCGAAAATGCTAACACTTGGGGTACACGACTAAATCAAAATGTTATTGATATGGTTGATGAGGCCGTAGCTGGTTATGAATCTATTGATGTATCTGCTCAATCTAGTATTACATTAACAGCCGCAAACGGAACAACAGACCAGTCAAGAAATTTTGGTTTAAGATTTACAGGTGCTTTAGCAGCTAACTGTACAGTTGTAGCACCAAGCGCAGAAAAAATTTATTACATATCAAATGAAACAAGTGGTGGTAAAGGAATTGTAATTAAATCTGGTAGTGCAAAAACTACTGTTACTCCAGGTGGTACAACTTTAGTAGCAACAGATGGAACTAATATATCAAAAATATCTTCAGAGTTTGAATCAGGAACTCGAATGGCTTTTGCTCAAGCTGCTGCGCCAACTGGATGGACAGTTGAAACTTGTGCAACATACAACAATGCTGCTTTACGAATCATAACTGCTGCAACAAGTGGAACTGGTGGGGGAACAGCAGGTTCAAATGAATTTAATACTGCTTTTAGCACATCTATAGACGTAGTTGTTAGTGGTATAGCAGCTTCAGTTACAGGAGATACAGGCAGCACTACACTAACAATTTCTCAAATACCATCACATACTCACACAGTAAGTACAAATTTAGTCGTAGGTCAAACAGATACTTCTAGAACTACTAACCCACCCACAGTAGATGGTGGTGCGTTTGCGGCAACGCAACCTACTTTTGCTACTGGTGAAACAGGTGGTAATCAGGGACACACGCACAGTCTAAATAATCACCATCACGTAGTTAGTGCCGCTGGTAGTTTTAATTTAAATCCTAAATATGTAAATTTTATTGTCTGCACCAAAGATTAATACATGGAGCTTAAATCAAAAAACGGGTGTCCGTTGCATAATTTTGAACCGTGTAAACAATTAGACTGTGCATGGTTTACAAAACTAGCAGGTAAAAATCCTCAAGGAGAAAAAGAAATTGAGGAGTGGGGATGTGCAATAACATTTATGCCAATATTAATGGTGGCAAATACTAACTCTAATGTAAGAACACAGGCGGCTGTTGAAAGTTTTAGAAACATTATGGTTAAACAACAAGATGAATTATTACAACTTGCAAAACAAGGTGATATAGATACTAAGTTGATAGAATAAAAATAGGTTTATAAGCATGGCATCAACAGATACTAAACTTACTAAGTTAGATTTTCTTCCTGGTTTTCACAGGGAGTCTACTCAGTATGCTGAAGAGGGTAAATGGTTTGATGGAAACCGTGTTAGGTTTCGTGAAGGTAAACCAGAAAATCTTAGAGGATATAAGAAGTTTGGAGAAGAAGATGTCGTAGAAGGATTTCCTCGTGCATTAATAACTTGGACAGATGACGACACAAGAAAATATCAAGCGTATGGAACAAACAAGTTTCTTTATGTGACTCAAGGTGAAACACAGTTTGATTCAACTCCTATTGTTAGTAGTGTAAGTGTAACAGCAGCAAGTCTTCCTTTTTCATTTACTAGTGGAAGTAATGTTATTGGAGTTAGTCTTGTTAATAGTGGTGTAAGTATTGGTGATAGAGTTATACTTAGTGCCGTAAGCGGTACAAGTGCAAGCGGTATTACAGACATTAACAAAATGTATGTTGTGACTAGCACTGTTGGATTAAATAATTTTTTTATGAGCGCAACTACAAATGTTTCTAATGCGTCATCAACATTAACTAGCACAGGAACTCAAGGTAAAATTAAGTTTGTTCTTCCTATTGAACCATCCAATAATATTCAAGGACTTGGTTATGGTGCAGGAACTTATACTGCAGGAGCTACATCAGTAGCAGGACGCAGAGCTTGGAACTCACCAGCATCTGCTTCTAATATTACTTTCTTAGCTTCTATGTGGACACTTGATACTTTTGATGAAGACCTTTTAGCTCAACGAAGATTTGGACAAATATTTAGAGTTGATACAGATGCATCTACAACTCCTGAACGTGCAGTAGTTGTTACTGCTTCTCCAACAGCAACATCATTTATTGTGTCTCCTAATGATAGGCATACTATTTGTTACGGAGCAAGAGCTTTAGGAGAGTCAGCAGGAAGTGGTGTGACTCCTATGTTAGTTAGATGGTCAGACCAATCTACACCTGGAAATGCAGGTTTTAATGACTGGACTCCCTCTTCTACTAACAGTGCTGGTGATGCTCTTTTAACTGAAGGGTCACGTATTATTGGAGCTATTCGTTCTAGGAATGCAATTAATGTTTGGACAGACAAGGCAATGTATACCCAAACATTTGTTGGTGGTAATTTAATATTCCGATTTAATCAGGTTGGTTCTAACTGTGGTTTAATAGGACCACATGCTGCAATAGATGTAGATGGTATATCTTATTGGATGGGAGAAAATAATTTCTTTGCATATGATGGTCGTGTTCAAACAATGGATTGTCCTGTTAGGCGACACTTGTTTGATAGTTTTAACATGTCACAAAAAGAAAAAGTTTATGCAGGTATAAACTCAGAGTTTCAAGAAGTTATTTGGTTATATCCAACAGAAGGTAATAGCGAACCTGATTCATATATAATTTATAATTATGAAGAAAGAACTTGGGTGTTTGGTAAAATATTTGAAGATGGTTTAGTTAGTGTATTCCAAGATAGAAACGTATATGATAATACAATTACTATTGGTCAAGTATCTTCAACTGATACTTTTCTTGTTTATGATAATGAACCAGCAGATACATTTACAGGGAACGGACAACCATTGTCTTCTTTTGTAGAATCAGCATCTTTTGATTTAGCAGATGGAACTGATATTATGTTTGTAGATAGAATAATACCTGACTATACGTTAGGCGATGGTGAGTCTGTTAATTTTTTTATAACTACAAAAGATTTTCCAGCTGGTAGTGAAAAAATAAAAGGTCCTTTTATTATTAATCAAGTTACAGAAAAAATAAATCTTAGAGTAAGGGGAAGGCAAGCAACTGTAAAAGTATCAGCTACTAATTCTGGAGCATGGAAGTGGGGAAGTGTCCGCATGTCATTAGGAGAGGATGGTAAAAGATAATGGCTAACTATCCAAATTTTTCTACGTTTTCTTTTGCACAAACTATTAAAGAATTAGAAAGTAGAATTGTATCATGGGGAAATGAGTTAACCCGTGAACTAGATTTTAGAGACACTACTGAAGAAAATGCACCAGCCACACGAATATTTACAGTGGTATCTACAGGAACAATTAGTAATCCTCAAAATGGAGACATAGCTTTTTCTTTGAGTGCATCAAAGTTTCGTGGTTTTGTTTCTGGAACAGGGTTTGTAGACTTTCATTAACTGGTATATTTTTAGTTTTTATTGTATAATATGGTATCATGGCAGAAGAATTAATTCAAACATTAAACACATTAGGAAGTCTTGCTCCAAGAAAAGAAGACAAGGTAGGGTATGTTAAAGCTCCCGATGGTAGTATTGATAAATTTAGATTAGGAGATTTAGTAGACATATTAAAGCCAATAGCAAGAGGTGCTTTAGGAAGAGACTTTAATATTCCTGTATATAGAAATAGAAATACTGCTGTAGACATTGGTAGACAACAGGGTAAGATTGGTGTTGGTGTTGCTAAAAGACTTCCACCAGGCATTTTACCAAGTGGAGCAGAACTTTTTGGTCGTTTTGAAAAAGGTCAGGGAAACATAGGTCTTAGAGTTCCCCTTGGTGCTAATAGAAAAGCAGGGGGCAGCATGGGACAGCTTAATCTTTCAGAATATCAAAGAGGTGACTCTATTATGAAGGGCGGTTCTGTCAGTGAAAATGATTTTGTAATTGATGCAGCAACTGTAGCTATGGCAGGTAATGGTTCTTCAGAAGCAGGGGCAGAAAAAATTATGAGCCAACTTCCTCAAGTTGAAAATAGGGACGGAAGTTTTATGGGTCTTGTCCAAGGTAGTGGAGATGGTATGGCAGACACAGTTATGTTTGATGTGCCTGATTCAAATGAAATAGATACTGCAGCTATTAGTAATGATGAAATAATTGTAGACAGTGAGCAAGTAGCAAAAATTGGAGAAGGGAATATTGACAAGGGTGTTGAGCGTTTAAATGATGCAAGAAAAGAAATACGTCTTGCTGCAACAGGTAGTGCAGAGCAACCAAAAGAAATTGACTCTATTGAAATATTAAGAAAAGAAATAGGACTAGGATAGCTATGGGATTTTTTACAGATTTATTTGGTGGTACACCTGACCCAAAACCTTTTGGTGGAGGATTTGACCCTGCAATTGAAGAAGATGCAAAATATATTCTTGGAAAATTGCAAGAAAATGTTGAACAGGGTATACCAGAATATGTTGGAGACAGGTTTGAAGATTTTACTGAAGAGGAACTACAAGCCTTTGACCTTTTAAAAGAACTAGCTTTTAATGAACCAGAGTTTTTTAAGGAGGCTGCTGGTCTTAGAGAAGAATCTTTAGAGTTATTTAGAGAATATGCTAAACCAATTGCTGCTGATGATATAGCAAGGCAAAGAAGTATACTTGAGCCTACAGTAACTGCAGAGCGTTCAGCTTTACAAGAAGCTCTTGATACTGGTTTACGAAATGTTGGTTTACAGGCATCTTTAGCTGGACCAGGTGCAGCAACTGGCTCTAGACAATTTTTAACTGCATTAGAGCAGGGTAAAGAATTTGGCAGGGGTACTGAAAGAATAGAGTCAAGGCTTTCTAGAGAAGCTATTAATATGGCTGATGCAGAAAGGCAACGACTTCTTCCATTAGCTCGTCAAACATATACAGCTGGTAGTGATGCTTTACAAGCAGGTCAAGATGAAAATAGATTTAGGCTAGGTCAAGTAGGTGTGCTTGGTCAAGTAGGAAAAGACCAGCGTAACCTAGCACAAAGAGAAAAAGATTTTGACTATTCAGAATTTATTAGAACACAAGGCGACCCTAATCAATTGCTAAGAGATTATGGTAACTTTGTAACTCGTGCGCCTTTACGTACAACTCAATATCAACAAGAGCCTAGTACTTTCCAAGAACTAATTGGTGGAATAACTGCATTTGCTGGTGCTGCAGAATCAGGTGCAAAGGCTGCTGCGGCGATGGGGGCGGCAAAAGGGGGTGCAATTGCAAACCTAGCTATGGGAGATACTCCTAAATCTAGTTTTTCTTTAGCTAGACTTAAGGAAAGTTTATTTGGGAAAAGCGAAGACGATGAACTTGATGAATCTATAAAAGAAATAGAAGAATTTTCAGATGAAGAATTTGGTACAGAATATGGTAAAGAAAGAGCAGAAGCAAAAAGAGCAGAAGCAGGAAGCTCAAAATCAAAAGCAACACTTATAGACCCAGACGTAAGTTCCATAGAAACTAGAATTTATGGTAGACCTGGAATGTATAGCGGAGAAAGAGGTGTTTATCAAAAAGATGGTGGTCAGGTAGTTGAGGCTCAAGGGGGTGGTATTCTTGGTTCTCTCTTTAGTTATCCATCAAAATCTCAATTTAATCAATTACAACAACAAGCTCAATTACAATATAATGAAGCAATGGCAGACGGTAAACTTACAGCTGAAGAACAAGCAGCACTTGTTGCTGGTCCTGTTGGAAAGTTACAAGGTTTAAGTAGAATAGATGCAGCTATTGCTCGTAGAGAACCTGCTCCTGACGCTGAAGATGATGCTGGTTTAGTTACAAAAATTATTAGAGGTGCTGGTAAAGGATTAAAATATTATGCAGAAAATATTGACCCATTTAAAGATTTAGAACCAGAGCAAAGATTACGGGTTGCTTTTTCTATACTAGGAGAAACTCCTGGTGTGGCAGAGTCACCGCTTATAACTACAGCCCGTGGCGCAAGCAAAGGTTTAGCAGCTATAGATGCACAAGAATTAGCAAGGGCAAAAATAGAAGCCACTAAACAATCAAAAAGAAAAGAAATAGAACCTTTGCCAACACAGGTTTTAGATTTTATACGAGAAGAAACTGAAAAAGCATTTACTTCTGAAATAAGAATTGATGAAAATTCTGGAGAAAGGATTCTTTATGTTGATGGAAATCCGATTAAACCTGAAGGCAGACGAAGAATAGAAGCGGCTATTTTAGCCGTGACAGAAAAAACAAGTCCAATATATTATAATGAACCTGCTCGTTTTGGAATTGCAGTAAGACAAGCAGTAGCACAAGCAGCAGCACAAAAACCAGCAGGACCATAGTAAAAGTGGCACAGAAATAATGTCTCAAAATAATACACGCCCATTGTCTTTTGCAGATAAAATAAAATCTACATTAACAGAAGCAGAAAAAAATGAAGAAAAAAAAGATAAGTCTTTTTCTTTTCTTCCTGATTTTCTTGAGGAAGCATTTGAATCTTATGGAACTGCTAAAATTATTGAAGGAGAAATTCTTAAAGAGGGCAGACCTTTAAAGTTAGCTGGTGCTGCAGTAGAAGAAGGAGTAAAAGATGTTGCATCTCTGGTTCCTAGGATTGGTAAGGCAGTTCTTCCTGATGCTGTAGAAAAACCTATAGGAAATTTTATTGTAGACTTTGGAGATTATGTTAATAATTCTTTAGGTGAAACAAATGCTGGTATAAAATTTAAAAGAGTTGCGGGAAACGTAGACGATTTTTTTGACATAGACAATCTAGAACAAGAAGAACAACTTGCAGTTAATCTTGCTTCTATGGCTGTCCCTATGAAAGCTGCGTCAACAATCTCAAGTGTTCTTTTGCCTGGTAAAAAAGGGATTGGCAAAAGACTTTTAGATTTTACAATATTTGATTATGCAATTAAAGATGAATCAAATCTTCAAAATACTGAAATTATATCTTACCTTATTCCACAAACAGAGCCATATCTTAAAGCATTAGAACTAGATGAAAATGATAGTCAAGCAGAAATAGAATTAAAAAGAATAATTGACAGTGCTATTACAGCAGGTGTTTTTGAGTTTGGTTTACAACTTGTAAAAGGTGGAGCTTTTATTACTAAAGAAGTATACTCTAAACTTTCTAAGGCAGAAAAAGATAAAGTTTTAATAAAGGTTGTTGATACAATGAAAGACGGGGCTGAAGAGTCTGTTAAAAGAACTGAAGCTATTGTAAAAAATAAAATTGATAACCCTGTTGTTAATAGTGTAGATAGTGTAGACCCTAAAAAAATTATAGATGGAGAGCCTATTGCTGTTGCTTCTAGAGCAGAAAAATTAGATGATGGGGCTGGTCAATATGTTCAACGTACAGGGGTAGCAAAAGTTTTAGGAAGTTTTGGAGAAATTGTTCAAAATGCAGCTACAAGGGCATTAAAAACTACTGGACAACTTCCACAATATCTTGTCAAACCTTATAGAGAATTACAAAATTATAGAAATACTGCAGCAAGAGAAATACAAAAAGAAGTAAAACTATTTAGTGATGATTTAGATAGAGCAACAAAAAATTTAAATCCTGCTGATAAAGCAAAGTTAGAAGGAGATGCTCTTTTAGCTGTAAATGGCGGTAGAGATTCTATTCTTAGAACAGAAAGACAGCTTAATTCTACTGCACTTGATTTAGCACAAAAAAATGCAAATAGAATTAATAACGCTGCAAAGAAAAAAAAGTTTTCAAATAAAAAAGAACAAAAAGATTTTTTGGATGCAGAGGATTTAAGGGCAAAACGGGAAACACAACAATTACTTGATGATACTCAACTTGCATTGGAAGGAAATGTTCCTGCCTATTTAAGACTTCCTACAAAAATTCAAAAGTTAGTAAATGAATCTCAATCAGTTGTTGGTTTGGGAGATGATGCTTTTTTACGCTTACCTGAATATCTTCAAGAAACTATTGTTAAACTTAAAAGAGTATTAAATAAACAGGACGCAGCTGTTAGAAGTATTTACGGTTTAAAATCTACAGATGACTACGCCATTACACTTGGATTAGGTAACCAAACTTATCTAACACAAACGTATGAACTTTTTACTAATCCTAAATGGGCAAAGGCACTGCAAAAAGGTATTCAATATAGAGCAACAGTTCAAGCAGGAGATAGTCCATCTAAAAAATTAATTAAAGAATATAAAATATTAGATAAAGCAGACGATAATAATGTTTCTATAAATCAAATTATTGATGATGCATTTAATAATTTAAAATCAAAAAATCCAGATGTTTCTGATGATATATTGTGGACTCTTTTAGATGACTTTGCTACAAAAGGAACAAAGGGAGAGCAGGGTCTTATATTTGAAGCATTGTCTCAACCTACTTTTAAATTTGGTGAAACTTCTGTTAAGGTTTTAAATAAAAGAAACTTTGAACTAAATGAACCTATTAAGAAATTTTTAGGTGAGATTAAAGACCCTGTTAGAAAAGTAGAGGAGACTTTAAAAAAACAAGCAGAAGCAATAGCTATGGGTAAATGGGCTAGAGAAATAGAAAGTTTTATATTAACCAATGAGGGAAAGCAAGTTTTTTTACAAGGATTAATTCCTGGTTTGCCTCGTGCATCTACAACATTTTTAAAAATACCATCAAGGTCAGAAAAATTTAAATCAATTAGAACTCCTGTTGGTGAAAATTTAGAAGCCGCAGCTGCAAGACTTGGTACAGATGTGAAAAAACTTTTGCCTAATACTTTTGAATATCAAACAAGTAGACTAATGGCTGATTTATTTAATAGAGGCACTGACTTTATGGCCCCTAATACTGGAATAGGTGGAACTCTTTTTCAAAGAATGGTTAATGGAACAAAAAGAGTAGCTACCTTTGGTCAAGCAACTCAAACTACTTTAGATTATGCACAACATATAAGAAATATATATGGTATGGTTCAGGCTTTAGCAACAGGTGGCTATGCTAGACCAAAAGTTCTATTAAAAACAATGGATGCTGCAAGAGTTATGTTTACAAAAGCAGTAGAGCAAGAAAAAAAATTAAGGGCTGCTGTATCTGCATATAATAAAAGAACAGGAACTAAGTTAAATGACGATGTTATAGAAAGTGCTGTTAATGGAAGCGAAGAGGCATTAAAGTCACTCCCTAAAGATATACAAAAAATAGTAAAAAATTCTAAAGACTTTAGAGAACAATCTAAAAGAAGGTCGTTAGGTCTATTGGATGACAGTGTTGTGGCTGAACCTATTCGTAAACAAACTATTGATACATGGGGTGGTGCTAAAACTGCTGAAGGTTTTATTGATAAATTATTACAAGTTCCTAAACGTGGATATAAAAGAGCAGCTGAAGTTTATGGTTTTACAGATGACTTTGGTAAAACAGTAGCACACATGATTGAGGTGGATGATTTAAGAAAGATTTATCCTAACAAATCTTATAATGAAATATTTGAAATGGCAGCAGAAAGAGTTTTTGAAAAGATGCCTTCTTATAGTCATGGTGTTCCAATTGTAAGATTTCTTGGTGATAAACCTATTGGTCAGTATCCTTTATATACTGCAGAAAGAGTAAGAAATAATTTTAATATTATAATTCGTGCAGTAAAAGATTTTAATGAGGCAATTGCAACAGGTAATAAAAAACTTGCAACAAAAGCAGCATTTTCTGTTGCTTCAATAGGTGGTGTGTATGCAGGTAAAGAAGCACTTCAATCTTACATGGGACAAGAGTATGGCTGGTCAGATAATGATTTTAGGGCAGTTAGAGTAG